TCATGGAGGTATCGGACCTCTTATGGTCCTATTTAATTGAGTATAGTTTTCTTTGAAATTTATAAGACAGTGTTTAAAGACACGTTATAACGGAAGATGGTAGACTGCTAACTATGAGGAGTTAGTTAATCAGTAGGGATACTGACTAGAGTCGTGTGTAATGCTAAACCAGCCGTTTATTTTTATATCTAATTCATTTAAAATTGTATGATTTTATTTAGGATGAAGCCATAAGGTAGGGAAAGAGAGATAAGTGTTCTTGATATATAATGAAACGTCCGTGTAATTCGGACCCCTTTGCAAATTAGATGGGGAAACTAATTTGTGATGTGGTATGTTCTAAACCCGTTGATTTAAGCTGTAGTTTCCACGTGAAGAAATCCAGCAGTCGGGAACGACTGAAACATTCAAACCCCCCCCCTTTTTATTACAATATGGAAGTGCAAAATATTAACGTAGCGTATGATGAAGTAGTTGTTGGTATGGAATGTGAAGAAAGTGCTTATTATATGGAAGAGAGTTTAGATGATTTTCCTGATGATCCCTGGGCTTATGAAGATGAGCCCGGGTTGTCCCAAGAGAGACATTGTGATGTTCCTCAGTTCCGTATGGAATCGAGAACTAATAATTTTTCTGTTGGGATGTGTGATCTCGGACATGCTCCCGATTATAATGATGATCACTCGTATACTGATCTGGTAACGAGTATGGATCAAAGAAAGGCTTATGCCCGTAAAGTGAAGAGAAATCGCTCTTATCAGAAGATAGCTCAATTAGGGGTTGTTTATGAATTTGGAGAGAGAATAGATTTTTCTGACCCGTTTGATGTAGCTCGTTATTTAGAGTATTATCATGATTGGTTGTTGAAAGTTCAAGTGCCTGAGGATTATGATCGTTTTTGTTATTATGCAAGACGTCATTTGATGTGCAGGCCTCATCGTAAGATCGCTCTCCGACTTTTTAATAGAAAAAGTAATCCTCTAGCTACTCGTTTATTGAGAGCCTATATGGGGAAGTTGACTAAGACTGAGTTTG